TATGTAAACCAGAACTAATTCATGCGTTTTATAATATTGCTGATACATTATGTAAATTCATATGTAATGTGGTTATTTCAAATTATAACGAACAAGAAATAATTGTTCGTGAAAATATGGATTTACAAAGTGTAAGTTTTGTTTCTCATATGATAAAGTCTATAAAAGATTTTGAAATAGATAATCAAAATTTAACATTTTTTTGTAAAAATTTAATAAATTATTGTAAAAAAAAATTAATGGATAAAATACCATTAACAACTGATAAACTTAAATTAGAACTTCTAAAAAAGTTATTACCATTTGATTTAGATAAAAAATACATTGGCGCTGGTGCTGGTGCTGGTGCTGGTGCTGGTGCTGGTGCTGGTGCTGGTGCTGGTAAAGAATTTAATTTTATTTGTATTTTATTTATGGATATTGTAAATTATACTGAATTAGCGAAAAAATATAATAGTGATATTATTTTCAATTTATTACATAATATTTATAACCATTTTGATACCATTATAAAAAAATATAAACATCTACAAAAAATAGAAACAATCGGTGATGCATATATGGTCGTCGGTGATATTTATAGAACCGATTTAAATCATAAAGATGTAATCCGAGAGATTATATTATTAGGATTAGATTTTATAAAAGAAATAAAGACGATTACTACACCAGATAATAATCCTCTATGTATTCGTATTGGAATCAATCTTGGTACAGTGAATATTGGAATTTTAGGTAATGAAATACCTAGATTATGTATCGTTGGAAATTCAGTGAATGTTGCAGCAAGACTACAATCTACAGCAGAGAATGATTCCATTCAAATGAGTCATCATATTTACGAACACACCAAAGATATTGATTTTGGAGTAACAATAAATTATATAATAAAAGATAACGTATTTTTGAAAAATATTGGTACATTAACTACGTATAATATTTTAAAAAATAATATAGAATTTAATGACTATTAAATATAGTATGGAGGAAGAATATTTAGATTGTTATTTTATAAATAATTTATATAATAAAATGTATAATAATAATCATAATAATAATAATCATAATAATAATACATTACAATTAACACAAGAATTTAATGAAAAATTTTTTAGTCATACACGGAAAAGTATGACTATAACACCACTTTTAATTATGAAAGATGATATTAAAAATTATAGACCACTCACCGATATCCAACTGGAACAAGTAAAACAGTTATCCGAAGAAGAAAAACTAGAATTAATAAAAACGTTTAATATTATGATTGAATCTATAAAAATGTTGATTTAACCCTTTACTAATAAAAATCCAATATACTATAATATATCTATTATATTATAATATGGCGTCCTATCAAGAACTTTTACGAAATGTATCCGCTGCTGGTTCTAGCGCGGTTATTGCCGTTACCGGTATCCATCCGATCGATGTTGTAAAAACCCGTCTCCAAGTATCTACTGGAATACGTAATTATAAAGAACTCGGAATACAAGGAACTGTCCGTGTTATTGCAAAAGAAGAAGGTATTCCTGCCTTTTGGAAAGGTATTGGTGCTGCCTGGTTACGCGAATCGTCTTATACCTCACTTCGTTTAGGACTGTATAGTCCGATTAAAAACGTAATGAATATTCAAAAAGAATCCAGTTTTTTTATGAAATTTTTAGCCGGTTCTCTCGCAGGAGGTATTGGTTCTATCGTAGGAAATCCATTCGATGTATTAAAAACACGGATGATTGCGAGTGAAGGAAAGACGCAACAGTCTCTTATTAGTACTGCAATCGAATTATATAAAGCCCAACATATTCCTGGTTTTTACCGTGGATTAGAAGCCAATGTAATGCGCGCATGTGTATTAAATGGAACAAAAATGGCGTGTTATGACGAGATCAGTTATTCTATAAAAAAATCGGGGTATGTACCAGCAGGTCTTCCTACACAATTTGTTTCCGCATTCGGTGCTGGTTTTTTTATGGCGTCTACAGTTGCACCCTTTGATATGGTAAGAACCCAATTAATGAATCAGCCAATGGATAAAAAAATATATTCGGGATTTGTAGATTGTGTATTTAAGATTATTCAAGTACAAGGTATGCAAGGGCTTTATTCCGGATTTATCCCTATTTGGGCGCGCTTCGCGCCTACTACCTGCTTACAATTAGTTGTTTTTGAACAATTAAAACCAATTTTTGGTGTAAAAGGTAATGGTGAGTAATATGTTACTATAACATATTATTATTATTAGATTCGTACTTTTCTGGTACGTCCATGTCCAAAACCATATTTTTTTCGGGCTGTTTTCGCTAATTTCAATGCTCGACTGTTTGGCTTACATCCTTTTTCTAAAATATCATAATCGACTGCAGCGGACTTACCTGCTGTTATTGCGCTGGCTAAACGCGCAAGGCCCCAACTCTGTGCTGTTTGGTTAGGACGGGATCCCGATGAGAAATACGCACCTTCGCCTTTTTTCACGATTTTTTGGAGAGAGGCGAGAGAACATCCTGTTTTTTGGGCGAGTTCTTTTGTAGGAGATATATTTGGGATTTTATAGAGGGTCTTTGCATTTTGGATATGATTAGAAGGTTTCGAATGAAAGGATTTCACGGTCTTTCTTAAATAATACGAATGTTTTGGATATTGTTTTTTGGATTTATTTAATTCACGTATATATTTGATTTTATCGGATTTAGATAAAGACTGGGGTAAATATCGGAGAGGGACTTTTTCTTTATTTTGATTTTTAATTGGTTTGGACATATCACTAGTATTTATTGAGATATTAGTGATATTTTAGAGAATATTTTTTTATTTGATAAATAATCTCTAAAAGAAAAATCCAGATTTCTTAGCCGTTTTATTATGCTTTTTTCCAGATTTCTTTTGTGTTTTGGAGGATTTTTTTGGAGTCACTTCTTTTTCTCCATCGTCCTCTTTTATAGGCTTCTCCCCCGGCACCGTATGTGCAGGGATTTTCTTTAATCGGAACTCTGTCATTCCCGTCTTTTTCGTACTAATCTCTCCATATTCTGGAAATGCCTTTTTCAGAACCTTGGAGGCTTCTAACATCGGTTTCAGACGTTCATCAAAGGTTCCTAAACCACCACTACTACCATAATATTTCGTCTCGAACCCTACTTTATTAAATCTCAAAACAATACCATCGTGGATAAAATATCGGATCGACATTTCGACATCCTCTTTTTGGCCATTTTCTTTCGTTAAACTGGTCTCGATCGCTTTTAGCCCTGGACGATTCACATACCCATAAAAGGCAGCGACGATATAATTCAAACAGGTCGATATTTTTTGCTGACCCTTTCTAAAAAAAGGATTATATACAGGATAAACACCCCAAACGAATGCTTTCTGTTTTTTACATTCAGCGAAAGCGTCCTTGAAAAAGGCATCTAAAGTCTTATATCCCGACATTTTTAAATCCACCGATTTCACATCGTCATCGAAGGATACGATACATTTCCCTTTTGGAAATGAATCGGAGATAAACTTACGCTGTGGGACAATCCCCTTTTTACCGATGATTAGACGGTTATAGAGGGCTGGATCAAGGATTTTCTTATACTCGTCGTATTCTTCTTGGTTCGCAACATAGACATGGATAAGTGATTTTGGAATATTATGTTTTTTTAACATGGCGAGTGTTTTCTCGTTACATATTTGAGCGCGTTTATAACTGGGTATACAGATAACATAGGACATTTATATATAGTGTGATATTTTCATTGGATCCTTCCTAAAACTGATTTTTGTTTTTGTTTTATTGATTTTTTTGGTTTTTGTTTTTTTGTTGTTTTTGTTTTTTTGTTCTATATAATAGAGTCTCCAGACAGTTCGTATAGGAAAGAATTTATGATGGAATAAAAAAATCGTATTTTTTATCTACTTGTTTCTAGCTACTTGTTTCTAGCTACTTGTTTCTATGTGTTTTTGTGTTTTTTTTTGTTTTTGTGTTTTTTTGTAAAATAGGTAAATTACGATCGAATATCACACTTCACGAGGTAATCGTACGTTTTATCACCAACCGTTAAATTACGGTGTAGGACACATTGTGTAACCGTATATTTTTGTTTTCCAAAATATACCACACCATCAACCAGACGATGCGTATCTCCAAAAGAGATATTATCCTCAAAGGTTAACATTAACTTAATGTTATTATCATAGGATACCTTACGACTAACTGTCATTGAAGGACCGAGCGAATGACACTCGTGACCTTCCAATAAAATTGGAATCGTCGGAATAGAAGGGTCTACGATTGGAGAATCGTTGACAAATAGTACATCCACACAGTACTCATACAGCGTAATACTGTTATTGAATTCTTCTGGATATGTTTTACATGGGTTAAAGAATTCAATGAGTTGGAGGAATACGTCTGGGACAGCACAGGTAACACATGATTCAGTTTGGATAGGGTTCATTTTATTGAAAGATTATATTGGAATAATTGTATTTTTGATATATTTAAAAAAAAAGATTTCAATTTTATGAATCGATTCTAGATAGGGTCTAAAAGGTGTAAAATTGATATCTTTTTTTATCAATGATCCATGATACACTATCCCCCTCGTTATTACAACCGATTTTAAAGATGTCCGCTATGAAAGATTATATTAATGAAATGATTGATTTTCAGATGAAGAAGTCATTCAAACTAGATAAATTAAATGAAGGCGATATGTCGCAACTTGATAATTGGATAAACTCTGATGGAATGAGCATATTTATTGAGTGGGTACCTGACCAACTCAATGAACAAACTGCTATTGAGTTCTTTTCAAAACTTGGTGAAGTTGAAAATATCCGATTTTTGGATAAGGTAACCGATAAAGGTAAGAAACGTTCTGTATATGTGAATTTCATTGAATGGAATAGAGATTCTGAAGACAAGGTACATCCGGATATCGTATCTATTGCGTCAGCCTTCCCTGGATACTACTCTCTTCCGATTGACTTATACGTAGATAAGAATCGTACAGTTCTACGTACTTTCCAACTTAAGAGCCGTGTGAATCGCAGTTTACCAAAGGAGAAGGTACCCAAGGAAAGAGGAACCAAGGAGAAGGTACCAAAGGAAAGGGGAACCAAGGAAAGGGGAACCAAGGAAAGGGGAACCAAGGAAAGGGGACAAATCACACCACATCTTCTTTCCAATGAAGAGAGAATCTTCCACTTGGAACAACAGGTTAGTTTATTATGGTACGAAATCAATGTATTGAAATCCAGTTTTATGCCTTGTCCAAGATTCTAGATATACGTAGTTAGACTAGTTAGATATAGATATAGTTAGAAAAACATAAAAAAACCCTTTTTTTATCTTTTTTAACTGTTACTTTATAACCGATAAATTGCCTTTTTTATATCCGATAAATCGGCAATTGAAAGGTTAAAAGGTGTAATAGTAATAAAGTTATTTGAAAGTACACATGACAAGATAATCGTATACTTTTTTATCAACCATAAAATCACGGTAAATGACACAATCTGTTACCGTAAATTTATTTTTTGCGAAATAAACGGTTCCATCAATAAATTTATGCGTATCTCCAAAATATTTTTTATCTTCAAATGTCATTAATAGACGAATATCGCCAGTGGCCGATATCTTACGAACGATCGTATATGAATCGCCTAGCATATGACATTCACGACCATCCATTTCAATAGGACTAGCAGGTTCAATATCTGGAGTATCCGATTCGTTCACAAACAATACATGTACAGAATACTCATATAGAGTAATACTTTCATCACAAGTTTCTTTATAATCTAGAGGGAATGATTTACATGGATTAAAGAACTCCAATAGTTCTAGTAAAAACTCTGGAACAACACAAAACGAACATGAATCGTCTTCTATAATCGGTGGTAGCGTAGGAGTAAAATTACTCATTTTTAAGAGTGTTTTTTGATATATTTTATCAAAAGATATCAATTTTTTCATGTTTCTATTTTTTCCTGTTTCTACTATTTTTTCTTAGATAATATATTCTTCATTGTTTTATTATGTCTCTCAAAAAATTTACGACTTTTATTTGCAGAATTCTTCCAAACACGGATTCTTAAATAACATACAATCGAGAGACGGGTAGTGTCTGCCGTTTTTTTAATAATCGGTAAATTCGCATGATATTGATGGACATCCATAAAGAGAACATCCCCCATACGTACATTCACCCCGATTCCATATTGTAAAAAACAAGTCTCTCCGCCTTCATAAATACCTCTTTCTAAAACCGCTAAATTACCGAAACCCTCTGGATCATCCCCCTTATCTGTATGTAGCGTCGACTGCCAGTTTACATTTGTCGTTACGGTTGTAAAGGAGGTTTTTCCAATACGAAAATGGGTCTGATTCGCTTTTTGTATTTGTTTTTGATAATATTCGGGGGCCAACTTTTTATACTGCAAGTCAATATCGGTTATTAAGGGAATCGTTTTTTGATATTTTTCCGGATCATCGCGGTTAAACGTACATTCACGAATTGCAATCGGTATTTTATGTCCCTTTTTCGTGAATACCATTTTTTGTCTAGGAGACCACCCATCGAAATATCCGAAAATATTCGATTTTATTTTTGGATTCGACCCTACACTTCTTTTTTTAGACCCACTAGCAATTCCACGATTACTCGTCTCTTTATTTGCGAAATCGATAATATTTTCATAAAATGCATCCATATGTGATTTATTTAGGACAGCCTTACGGAACCGAATGAGTAAACGACCATCCGCAGTAAAAACATCGGCATCGTGGTCAATAATCGTTTTTATTTGTTTTCGGTTTAGTTTCTTACCTGCATTCTTTTCCAAAACATCATCTTCGATATCTTTTTCGACATAATATATTTTAATACCATTTTTAGAATCTGTTTTCGTTACTGTCATTTTATATATTATTATATATAATATTATATAATATAATATATAATAAGTGGATATATTTAATGGTAAAATCCTATCAAAAAAATAGAAATAAAACTAAAAATAGAAATAGAAATAAAAATAAAATTAGCGTAAAGAAAACAAGATCGAATAAACGAATCTTCGGTAAAAAAAACTATGGTGGCGGAGGTACTATTACTATAACGTCATATAACGATATTATAAGAAGAAAACGAACACTCATTGCGAGTTTTGATACGTTTAATACTATTATTGAAGATTATAAAACAAAAAATGACAACGAAATACAATATCAATATCCGGTTTTTAATTATGTTACAAATAGTAATAGACTACTTTGGGCATATGTCCAATTTTGCTATTATAATTTTGTTATTTATAATAAATATCATGAATTATTTGAAGGTTTAAAAAAAAACGATATTATTCATTGTAAATCGAAAGTTGTTTGTCCTGAAGCGCCTATTACATTAATTAACTATGAAGCGAGCCAATATAAATTTTTCAAAATATATTTTGTCATCGGGTTTATTATGGCATATTATTTTAGAAATCCAGGCGAATTTATCGATCCAAAAATTGTTGATAAAAAATTGTTATATATATTTAAAGATTTTTTATTAACCATCGGTTGTAATTTAATAGAATTATCTGATTTATGTATATTAAATACCGCGTTTGAAAGATTAATAAATGATAATGGATATAATGTCAACTTAAATACATCTATTACAAAATTAATAATGGATTTTGTAAAAAGTGACCGAATAATTTTAGATATAAATAAATTTTTCTACGATGAGAAATATAAACTACCTGATATTCCAGATTATAATATCAATTGGGATCAACCCGAATGGCATGAATAAACATAAACAAATCCATAGTCATTCTCCTATAAAATTACAAATAAACTGATAACATCGACTCTTTGAATAGGTATCTAAAACATTCGCCAAATTCTCTTCTAAATCGTCGATAAATATAATCGGATAATTCGTATTAATTTCTAAGAATTCTTGAATAAAATGCCCTTTATGTATCATATTATTCGTATAATACGTATTCTTCGTATCATATACTAATCCAATTTCTTCAAATTGTCGTTTAGTAATTTCCATAGAAGAAGCACTACGTGCTGTTAAATAAATCATTTTCCCACCCACCTCTCGAATACGTTCTAATAAACGCAGAAATCCATGATAATCTGTAGGAATTGGTTTTTGTTCAAATGTTTGTTTTTTATTTTCATAAAATAATTTTGATGCATCTGCATATATTAATTCCGACGATTTAATTGGGAATGTGGATTTTACTAATTTATAAAAATATGCATATGTTTTAAATATTGGTGTATAAAGTATGGTATTATCAATATCACATACGACGATTAGTTGATTTGATGTATCAATAGTTAAATCAACTGAATCGAACGTATAGATAGAGGATATCATATAAATATAGTATAAAGAATATGGATATTATAATAGAAAAATTCATGCGTAAAAAATAACGTAATTATTCTATGTATAAAATATAAATGTTCGCCAAAATGATAGAATCTCTCATGAATCCTGAACAAATGAAACCAGATAAATCAACTGTTTCAGAAGATATACCGAAAAAAGACTCTAGGAAAACTATATTTCGATTACCCATTTCCTATTTGGAAGAAAATATATATCCTCTTAATCATACAGTTTCCCATGATTTAGAACTATTAGGTAGACCCATTGATTTAGAATCATCTGGTGATATGCCATGTGAATCAGATAGAGCAGCGGAAAAATCAGTAAGTGCTTCCCGTGGAATGTACGAATATTTATTAAACCCACAACATCAATTTGCTCTAGAAACTATCCCACTATGGAATAGTCAATTTACTACTGATATATCATTTCTTAAACAAAGTCAAGACATTGTCACTGGATTGAAAACATATAAAGACGAAATGGAAAAGAAACATTTCAAATATACAATATCATGTGATAATCTTTTAGAAATTTGGGGATCTACCCGTGATGACGATTTTTTCCTAGAGAAATATTCTTATCTAGAATGGTCCTATCTAAAAGAATTAAATGAGAACCCTCTATTTCTACAATCGATTTCTCTAGCAAATATCGCTGCACCAGTCATTAGTTTTCTATTACCGATTTTATTTATTATTTTACCCTTTATTATTTTAAAAATACAAGGAATCCCGATAGATATTGAAACCTATATTTCTGTTCTTAAAGATATTGCGAAACATCATTTTATTGGAAAAGCGATTTCATCAATGAATTCTCTCGATTTCCAAAATGTGGCTTATTTACTATTTATGGGTGCCTTTTATATGTATTCGATTTATCAGAATATAACGACATGCTTTCGGTTTTATAGAAATATGGAGCAAATCAACCGACATTTACATGAATTACAGTATTATCTCGATTATTCTCTCCATAGTATGCGATCTTTCAGTACAATGATTGAAGGATATGATAAATATTCGGATTTTAATAGTGATATTAAGAGACATTTTAATACCCTGTTAGATCTTCATAAAGCAATTGGACAGATAAAACCGTTTACACCATCCATTTGGAAAATCATGGAATTAGGCGATTTATTAAAGGCATATTATATTTTATATTCCCGTGATGATTATGCAGAGGCTCTACAATATTCGTTCGGATTCGAGGGATATGTGAATAATTTACTCGGATTATATGAAAACATGAGTCTAGGACGTATTGCTACATGTGAGTATGATTTTTCGGGGAATACGAATTTCCAAAACTTATACTATGCTCCGCATCTTGCGAATAACTATATTACAAATAACTGCGATTTATCTCATAATATTGTTCTAACTGGTCCAAATGCATCGGGAAAAACTACATTTTTAAAATCTACACTTATGAATGTGGTTTTCTCTCAACAAGTCGGAATGGGATTTTATTCGGGTGGTATAATAAATCCATATACACATATTCATTCGTATTTAAATATTCCTGATACTTCGGCGCGGGATAGTCTTTTCCAGGCTGAATCTCGGCGATGTAAAGATATTATTGATTCGATAGAAGAGTCTTCAACAAATATAAATAAAAGCAGACATTTATGTACATTCGATGAATTATATTCAGGAACGAATCCAGCAGAAGCAACGAAATCCGCATATGCATTTTTGAACTATTTAGATAAAAGAGATAATGTGGACTTTATTTTAACGACACATTATATCGGTATTTGTGAAAAAATCGAATTAACCGAAAATTCCAGGATCGCATTATATAAAATGGATGCTAGTGTAAATGATGAAAATATAAATATTACATATAATTATAAATTTATAGAAGGTATATCTCGTATTCAAGGTGCTATGCATGTTCTTCGAGATATGGAATATCCGGATGAGATATTAGATGATATTGATGAATAAGTAATTTACAATATAAAATCAAAATAAGATATTATCTAAATTTGATAATATCTTTTTATTTCTTATTTTTTATGATAATAAAACGAATTTTTACTTCTGGGTAACAGGACGTTTCTTTGTCTTTCGTTCAACTGTAACAAACTCGCTGTCTTGTGTATCTCTACGTGGCTTTCTAGGAACAGAAGGTGCAGTAGGTCTACGACGAAGAGGTTTTGGTGCAATATCCTCATGATCATCTTGAGTCTCCTCACCCTCTTGGCGAGAATTAAATCTAGTCTGACACATGATTGGACCACCCTTAATTCCAGAAATATTTACTGCCTGAAATTCGTGATTCTCATTGGTAGACTTTACTAACTCAAACTCAACATACTCACCCTGGACAAGGTACTTATACTGAGATTCACCTACACTTAGAGCAGAATAGTGAACAAAAATATCATTCTTATCGCCTTCAAGTGCAGTAATAAATCCATAACCATACTTACTATTAAACCATTTTACTAAACCGAGAGTTCTAACTGTATCAGACATCGTGTTACGATTATACAATATAATATGTCAGGTTTTTATATTGTTTACGATTAGTTAGTATATATTCGGTATATATTCTCTCTATTTTATATATTCTATCTATAATAAAATGTCGATTCAAAATATTTATGTTATATTATTTCTTATTTTAGTTATTATTATTTCCCAAATATTCGCAATTATTTTATCCATAAATATAATTAGAGAAGGAATATGTCTTAACGATTGTGAAAAAGTAGCCTATGACTATAAAAATGCTACTGTACCGCAATGTAAACAATTAGTGATTGAACTATTAAATCAAACAGACGCTGCAACTATTGAAACAGACATAATTGATCCATTTATTACTAGTATAAATAAATATATACTTCAAAAATATCCAACTTTTAGTGAAATCCAACAAATTAATAATAATAATTATATTACTCCAATAAAAACATATTTTACAGATTTTTCTGGAATCCAATATCATACAAATCAAGATATATTAGATAATATGGTGAATGACCCAAATTTCGATACTAATTTAAACTATGTACGAACAAATAATTCATCAAATAATATGATAAGTCTTACTACTAACCAAAAAACGATTATTAATACAGTTAAAACATTATATATAAATGATATGTCTGGTATATCGACTGCGCCACAAGAACTAATTACTTTAACGAATAAATTTTTACAAGATATATCAGGTAAATGTATTGAATTTAAGAATAGATGTGAAAATTATTATACTGAACAAAGTCTTATAGAAATGATTAAACAAGAACTTGCAGAACCCACATCAGAAGTTAAAGACCCAAGATATAAGAATGCGTCATCTTCTTTTCATAAAGTTTCAAATTATATTCATAAAGCAAAAAATGGTACTCTAACAAGTTGATAAAATCATATTTATTAATTCATCGTATTTAGGGGTATCCGAATATTCATATTCATATACTGAATTTAAATAGTTATATACGAGAGAGTCTTCTTCTAGCCATTTCTTAAACATATCGATTGATCGATTCTCCTTACGCCAAATATTTATTGGGTGATTTATATTCAGTCCGTCGATATTTACAGCGGTATTTATTATATCATTGGTAATAGATTGGGTTATTTCCCATGGTGTTTTTTCTAAAACTAGATATGCGAAAATATACCCGATGGAAATGAGATCATCCCTACGAGAGTTACTATTCCCCTCTAAAATATATTTACTTATCCAACGGGGCGACCCTATAATTGTTTGCGATGATTTATTTGGTAAATGTTCACTCCCATCACTAATATAAAAGGTCGATAGTCCAAAATCGATTAAATAAATCTCATTATTTTTAATCATGAAATTCTCGGGTTTTAAATCCCGGTGAATAATGAAATTTTTATGAATATATGAGAGAATATCGATCATAGAGGCTATTATTTTATTTGGATTTTCACCAGTTTTTTTGATAGATATCCGTTTTTTTATATAATCCGCTAGTGAATAGTCATAATAGGTGATTATTAAACATGGTGAATCACCATATTGTCCATACCAATAAATCGCAGGAATCTTTCGGACTTTATTAGAATATAAATAATTAAGAATTTTTGTTTCGTGTTTGAGAGAATTCAATTGGTTCGATGTTTCTATTTTTATTGCGACTGGTTCATTTGTTCCAATCAAATATCCTTTGAAAACTGCCCCAAAACACCCTTTTGCTATTAATTGATCGATTCTATATTTATTTGCAATTATTTTTTCCATTATTTAATGTTATCTAAAAGAATATGTCTATATTTTTTCTATATTTTGAGAGATTTATGAAAAATCTCTCCATAATTATTAGATAATGTATCTTTCGGAAAAAATAAATGAACAAATATTTTTTTGGATATTCATATTGATATATTCAGCATATTTTGTAACATTTTTAGGAATTATAAATATCAATATTGAATTTATCTCTCAAATACGTACTATAATTTCGGCAATTGCATGTCTATTATTAATCATCCGTTTTAATCCATTTGTAACACATATTTTGACTTCGTTCGATAAAACAATGATATTTACAGTTTCTGGATTTCTATTATTTAATATTATTAATTCAGAAATAGTGAAATATGATTCAAATCATACAGTTTTTGGATATTTTGATAAAATGAAAAAACAAAACTAAAAACAATATAATATTTTCGTATTATATTTTTATAATAGTTTACAGTTTTTGAGAGAAAAACGAAATATAGAAAAATGAATATCCAAGAAATTTATAACCAAGCATTATCTGACCCCTCATTATTATCCACTATTAATATCGAAGAATTACTCGAAAATATCGAATCAGAAACAACCGAATATTTAGAAGGAAAAACACTCGCGACAATTTCTAAAACAATACGTACTATACTCGAATCTACTGGCTATTTCCAAAATATGGACTCTATTTTTGATAAATTGATTGGATATCGCTATGTAGAACGTGTTTGTGAAATCCGACCAGGGGTCTATATTCGTTGGATACATCCCGATAAAAAACGTTTGGAATCTGGGGGTACAGTTATTTCCGTAAAAATATGCGAAAAATGCGTTCAGGTAATTTGTAAAACCGTTATTGGGCGACATATTTCATTCCGGTTTAATGAATGTATTGTGTTTCAGAAACTAACTACAGAAGAACAATTGATTTTAATGGCATATGAACATATTGAAAACATTTAGGAAATAGGAATAATATCTCTCGATATATTATAATAATGGCATCTGAGTGGATCGAACACGTTAAAAAATACGCTAAGGAGAATGGTATTAAGTATGGTGAAGCGTTATCGAAAGCAGGTGCTACGTTTAAAAAAACCCCTATGGCTTCCCCTATGGAGTCTCCTATGAAAATGTCAAAGTCTAAAAAAAGAAAGGGATCTAAGAAAACGAGAGGATCTAAAAAATCAAGAGGAACAAGACGCCGATAAAATAAATAATATATTTTGGAAATAATATATTATTTTGGAATTGGAGAACCGAAACCACTAAAAATCGAAATTATCTAAAACGATAATTTTCGACGAGTTCCTTGTTTCGGACTCTGTCGAATACGCCGGGTTTTCAGTCGTTTCATTGTTAAATAGAAAAATTCACGAATATATTGCATGAGTTTTCGAGAGATTGTAATATCCAATTCGATTTCACATTTCGTAGTAATTATATTTCCGGTATTTCCAAAACAATCATATAATTCATAGATTAATCCATTTTGTAAATGAAATGGGAAATTTTGTAAAAGTGTCGAATCTATGAATCGTTGAATAATCGTATTACCATCCAGATAATGAAGATATGGTTTCGGTTGAATATAATATACTCTCTCAGTCGCCATTCCCGAATAGTAATTATCATCGATAAAACAGATTTCGGTACGTTTTGGTAAAACTGTACATTTTATAAAATCCGCATGTGTTTTAGAATTCGTACTACGTTTTATTTCGATTATTTTCCGATTAATTTTAAACGCGCATATTAATTTATCGAATAATTTAACCGTATTCGATCCACATATTTTCGCAGTTAAATAATTCACTATATAAGAAACCCATCTGGTAGGTGAAGACGATTCATTATTTAATATAATTTGATTATTTGTATATAAATAAATATTACTACAATCACCCTGTTTTTTTTTATGATATATGAATTCTAAAATGTGTAGAATACCATGTCTTAGAAATTCCGGATATAAATCTAAAAGAGAAGAAAATGAAATATAATCGGTAATTGTTTTATTGATCGATAATTTCATATAATCATCCATTGTAATCCATAACCTGTAAAGATCTGTAAATGATCCAATCGTTTCATCTAAATCTAAAACAATGACCTTTTTAGTAGATTTTTTTTGAGATTGGTATATTTTTTCTATATTCGTATCTATTTTAGTATATTTACCCGGATATATACGAATATCATCCATAAAAAATAATATATATATAAAATATTATTATATCAAATACAATTATTATAATCCGAAGTTATTCAACTTTGTTTATACTTTGAGATAATGAACATACCAAGTTATATTTTTTGGGTCAGTTGGATCACAATCAACTTCTTCATAAACTGGATATACCATAAATGGTTGACCAACTCCATTACGTGATATAAATGACCCGCCACCATTAATTTTATATTTTTGATAGGTAGATAAAGTCATATATGTATCAGTTTCTTCGTTGAATATATGTCCTGGTACATTTCGTTTTGGAAAATAGTATCCATTTCTTTTTTTTTCTTCAAAATCTTCTGATGAATCTGTAATATTTAATCCCTTACTTCTTAAGAATTCTGAAATTCCTATATTACTATGAAATGATTGAATATAAATATCACTATCTTGGTTTTGTCTTTCTTCTCCTACTAAAATTGAATAACAAGTATTTTGTTTCTCAATTGTTTTTGACTTTGTTGAAACGAGCCGATTACTTGTATAATCCTTTCCATTATATTGAAATGTTTCCGAAAAATGAATATATTCAATAACAGATGGACGATCACAAATAAATAATGGCAGTTCGTTATTTTTATATTCGGGTTCATCTCCATGCATCCAAAATCGAGGTATTAATCCATTACATGTTGATGTTGTATTCCTTTTTTTTGATGGCTTTTCAACGACTAATCCTGTAAATGGTGTCAATTTCAATCTTTTACTAGCAGCATATTTATCTTTGATTAAAATGATAGTATGTTTAATTGGTTCTTCATATGTTTTAATAACATCTTTTCTATTATCTCTCGCGATCTTTTCATTATTATCATTCTTAAATGATAAATAAATATTATTATTTGAATCATCTTCAATAAGACGCCAATCATTCCGTTCTGCAATATCTTTTATGGATTGTTGAAATCTACCTTTTTCGATATTTGTTCTTGCCCGAATTAAATGATATCTTGGAGAGGTATATCTTCCTCGTATTTTTGTTTCAAGATTTAAATTTATATCAAAATTAATAATCATTTGTTTATCGTTAAAATACTTGAATCCTTTATAATTAGATCCAGGTTTTAATTGTACTATTTTATGATTAGGACATCTTGACATTATTGATAAATTCACATCTGGTGTCGCTGAAATATTTATAATTTTTATATTATATTCTTTCATTCTATCGAATGTCAATCCTAATCGTTGTAATTGATTATCGATGGTCATATCTACTGAATCTGCAAAATGAGATTCATCATCCATAATAATATGCCCATGAATCAATTCTAAATTTTCTAAAATATATGTGACTCTTTTATGAAATTTCGTCCTATGAGTTATGCAGTGGTTTTTATCGATTCGGTTTATTTCATCAAATAAATATTTTCCATCTTTTAAAGTGAAACTATCTAATAATTGATTTAACCAGTCAGTATCGCTCATTCCAGTTGTAACTGTTATATTTCTAGGATTAATAGCATCTTCGTATTCTAATTTTGTTAGAAGATTAAATATTAATTTATGCATTACTGCTGTTTTTCCCGATCCTGGTTCTGCAACTAAAGTTATTATATTTATATTTGGGTCTAATATACAATCAAGTAAATCGCATGCTGCTAATTCTGATTCTTGAAACCATAATCTAGGTCCACTATTCTTATGATGTCGACTTTCCATATTTTTTACATGAAGTTGATCTTCAATATAATCATCATTATCAATCATTTCTTTATATTTAGTAAATGCTGGCCATAATGGTAATTCATAAACGCTTTCTAAAAGTGTTTCGTTTGTTACTGCCTCTGATATTAATTCTTCATCTGAATCTGAAATATTCAATATATCATTTACTACCCTACTAATACTTATATTTTCAGAAACAGTATTTATAAGACGAATTCGTTTTACTGGACATTTATTATTTCTAGCACTATGTTTCTCAAAGTCTTCTTTACTACTAAATCCATAATTATTCCAATTATTATAGTCTCTTTCAGGAGACGTTTCGCTATATATATCTCTGCAATTTCTACATTGTTGTTGTATGCGTGTCGTCATTATATTACTTTATATAATACTTAAGTTTTATTTAAGTTTGTTTTTAAAGTTATAAGTTTGAAGTTTAAAGTATAAAAGTTTAAACTTCATTATTTTAATTCAATTTTACACACCACAATTTTACACACCAGTAGATCCAAACCCTCCAGCACCTCTAGTTGTATCGGATAATTCAGATTCCTCTACGATTTGTACGAAAATCGGGCGTAATCCAGGATGTGTTATTTGTAAAAGACGAGTATTTTTCTCTATTTTAAAATCCGAATCATAATCTAGATTACGGAATGCAGCCATTAAAATACCACGATAGCCAGAGTCAATAATACCTACATGGTTTGCTAGCATAAGAGGAGTTTTAGAAATAGAGGAACGGGCATACATATAATATCCAGACGGACTATTATTCTCATCCATCATTTCACATTTAATATCGAGTGGTACTAATTGTGATTTAAACGAAGTGTTTTTTTGAATAATACTATCGTATGGCATTAAAAGATCAAATCCTGCATTTGGGTAGTTATCCGATATCATATTATTATTATGATTCATAATATGTGTAGTATATTGATTTTTAAATTCCGTATCTGTATTTTTAAACGCAATCTTCAGAATACCATATGATTTACCACTGTTATTACGAATAAACTTTAATAAGAGATCAGCCGACATATTATACATATTTATAAATTTTATATTTATATCTTTTTTCCATTTTTATTTATCTTTTCATAGTTTCCAAAATATCATTTCGTCTCTCAATACATCCCGATGTTTTCCACGATTTCCAATCAATATTACGACCCTCTTTTTTTTCCTCTTTTGGATTTTCTGCATCTAATTTAGCCCCTAATTTTAGTGCAGAATCTACATATAATTCCTTTAATAATGTACCGATACGAACCGATCCCTCATTTTGGTCGACTTCGCCATCCTCTATCTGTTTTAGAACGATTAATGCCTGTTCCATAATATCCATATCTAATTCATCCTTTATTGCTCGATTAAATATATCGGTATAGTTATTAAATAGGAAACATGCTTCTACCTGAGCCATTTCTAAGAATTTTTTTGGCGAAGTTTTTAGAATATTCGAATTCTCTCGTTTTAATACGGATAATCTCTCGATATCGATACGTATAGAATCACTATGTTTTACCTTACGAATATATTCAGTATTATCTTGGAATTCATCTTGAAATCCTGAAATTAATTTCTTTAAATCGAGACTCTCTTGTGAATTCATTATATATAAATATAAAATAAATTATTTATGTATTTTAGAAAGAAATATATTATATGTATCTATTTACTCTATTTTTTATTGTCTTAATAATAATATTATTTTTAGTATATAAATTTTTTCCA